AAGGGCATAGCGAGGGTGTGTCCTTGGAGTTATAGTGCTTGGAAACGCAACAAGATTGAAATCACATTATGGAAGGGTATGGCCCAACCATTAGGTAAACTAGAAGCAAGGGTAAACCTTATAGGCACAATCAAACCCAGGCTTCTTAAGAAGATAGAACAGAGATTAAACACGGAGCGTGAGGATGAGGAATGGTTACACAGCCATCCCAATTTTGGTGTCAATTCAACACCATTTCCTGCTCTAATACAGCAGGATAGACAGCATTTAGCACAGGCTCGTGCTACATTGACTAAATAAACACATACTACTATTGAGGGTAGGTGGTAGAACTCAACCAATTAGAAAGAGGACGAATATGGACGCAGAAAACACAGCGGTTAATGATACAGAGCAAACTGACGCTCAACCTACGGTTAAAGAGCAGGTAGCAACACAGGAAAGTAAGGAAAACCTTTTATCACAAGACGAAGTAAATCGCATTGTGGCGGAAAGGGTAGCAAGAGAAAAGGCAAAGTTTGAAAAGAAATACTCAAACGTTGACTTGGATCTCTACAATAGTTTGGTAGAAGAAAAAGAAACAGCACGCCATCAAGAATTAGAAAAGCGTGGTGAGTTCGAAAAACTTTTGAAGGAACAGGCTGAAAAATTCCACGGAAAGATTCAGCAATACGAAAGTGAACTAACTTCTATTAAGGTAGACGGAACTTTGCTTAATGAAGCAAGTAGTCAAAAGGCAGTGAACCCACAACAAGTGGTGTCATTGTTAAAAGGACAACTTCGTTTAAATGAAGCAGGTAGCGTTGATGTTGTAGACACGAACGGACAGGTTAGATATGATGATAGGGGTAACCCATTAAAAGTATCTAGTTTGGTAAATGAGTTCCTTACTGCGAATCCGCATTTTGTTCAAGCAGGACCAAGTGGTTCAGGCACTGGACAAGGAGTAGGTAAGCAAACATCTGTGGTAGATAACGATGTTACAAAACTTAATATGGAGAATCCCGAACATCGTGCTCGTTATAAAGAAATAATGAGAGCAAAGGGAGTCCGTATATAATTGCTATCTAAATAAGGAGACTAACAATGGCAAATGAAGCAACAAGTAGCGTATTATCAGAACTATACGCAAATATTGTCCAGTCCGCTCTTTACACACTAAATGAGCAGACGGTAATTCGTCCTGTAGTAAGAAATTACGATATGTCAGGAACACCAGGCTTAACAGCACAGGTGCCAATTTATCCGGCATTAAGTGCGGCAGGCGTTAATGACGGCGACGACTTGGCAAACACACCATTCAACACAACATCTAAAACTATCACAGCAAGTGAAGTTGGTGTTATGGTTGAATTAACTGACCTAGCGGCAGAATCAGCAAACGAAGATGTTGCGGCGGCTATCGGACGTCAAATTGGTGCGGCTATGGCAGAAAAAGTTGACACAGATTTAGCGGCTCTATTCAGCGGCTTTTCTAACTCAATCAACTCTGCTGGTGCGGCTATCACTATTGATAACATTTTCCAAGCGGCGGCTACATTAAGAGCAAACAAAGCAAACCAAAACGGTGGTTTTGTTGCTGTGTTACACCCATACCAAGCGTATGACATCAAGAAACAATTAACTAACGCAGGTGCTACTATGTCACACTCTTTAAGTGATGTAGGTAACACAGCGTTAAAAGATGGTTTCATTGGTAGAATCGCTGGTGTAGACATCTTTGAATCAACGGTTATTGCTGGTGATTCTGCAGGTGCTTACGTTGGTGGTGTAATGACACAAGACGCTTTAGGTTATATGGTTAAGAGAAATATGCGTATTGAAACAGAACGTAATGCTTCAAAACGTTCATTAGAAATCGTAGGTTCAATGGCTTACGGAACTTCTGAACTATTTGATCAATACGGTGTTGCAATCGTAAGTGACTCTTCAGCAGTAATCTAATTACATACTGATTAGAAACACGGGAAAGGGCGGAGAAATTCGCCCTTTTCTCTTCTATACTATAAATACATTTGTTAACAAAAAGATGGTTTGGGAAGGACCCAAAGCAGTTTAAAAGGACAGAATCCTATGGCTATAACACTTGCGACAATTAGTGACATACAAGACTACGAACCGGATATTTTAGATTTCGGTATTCCCAACTTTGACGAAGAACTTACCAAAGCACAGAATGATGTGTTTAGGGATTTACGCATTCGTTGGTGGCCTACTTATACGGTAGGAATGTATGATATTTCACGTGTTGCTACTGGAGCCGTTGAACCGGACGAAGACTTATACACAGCAAGTCAACTGACAAGAGCCTGTTGCTATCACGCACTGGGTTTTCACGTATATCCTAAACTATCTAAATTTGAACCAGAACAAGATATCTTTGAGCGTAAAATGGAATTCTATAGAAAAGAATATGAACGCGAAATGGATTTAATTTTAAGAGACGGTGTGGAATATGATTTGAACTCTTCGGGAACGGTTGACGACAACGAAAGAGAACCTACTCATTATCTACGCCTAAAAAGGTAAGTAGATGTCAAACAGAGAAGATATAATTTCTAACATCATTGATGTTTTGGGTGATATGGAAAACCCAAAAGTCAAGTTCGTGACACGCGAACCTTTTGATACAGAAAAATTAGCATTAACCCAATTCCCAGCATTACTAGTCACAACTGGAAACGAAACCCGTGAAGAAAACACAATGGGCGGAAACCGTCGTGGAGAATTAGAGGTTAACATACGAGGTTTTGTGCGATCCGACGGACGCCAAGGGTTCGTTCAAAGCGTGGATCAAAAACGCAATGAATTGATTGAACGCATTGAAGAAGCACTTAACACAAACAGAGATAGAGAACTAAACAAAACGAGAGCGGCAACAACACACGTCACTACCGTTGAAGTCATAGACAGAACACCACCACTTGGTGAATTTGTAATGATTGCTCTAGTTCGATATTCATTTACAAAAGGAGCAGTATAATGCCAAGTGTAAAATATGTAAAAATGTGGAAAGACGGATCCTTTGAGTTAGTTGAAGAGGATCGCGTAGAAAGATTTCTTGCTGTAGGTTTCACATTAGATGAAGCAACAGCAGAAAAAAAGTCACCAGCCAAACGTGGTAAGAAAAACAAAATTACTGCCGACGCTCAAGTGACTTCAATTAAAGAGGATGAAGAAGAAGAATGGTGGGATCCTAATTCAGGAGAAGATTGGGCAGATTCAATTGAGTCTGTTTCAGCACCTGAAGGTGAACGCCTTTCAGATTTAGATTCCGACAACGCTAAAGAGGAGAACTAAAAATGGCGACATACACAGGAGAAAACGGTAAGGTAGAAATCACTGCGGAAGATTCAGCAGGGACGGTAACCGTTGCTGAAGTTCGCTCTTGGACGGTAGAACATACTAAAGATGTTATTGAAGACACCGTAATGGGCGACGCGGCGAGAACTTATAAACCAGGGTTACATTCATTCACTGGATCTATGGAAGTGGTATATGATGATGGACATACAGGATCATCAAATGCTTTCAACCCAGATCAAGATGGTGCTTTGAGTGTGGAATTTTGGCCTTCAACAACAGGCGGAGAAAAATTTACAGGATCTGTAATTGTTACTTCAGTATCAAGAACAGCATCGTATGACGATTTAGTATCTGCTACGGTTAATTTCCAAGGCACTGGTGCTCTATCAGCATCAACAACTTAAGGTTGAACTAATGTTAAAAATTAGTGTTCGAGGCACTAAAGATGTGCAGAGGCAACTTGAAAGAGAAAAAGAGGCTTTCTTCACAAGAGTGGCAGAAGATATAAAAACGGTAGCAGTTCGCAGAACTCCTATCGACAAGGGACAAGCAAGACGCGGTTGGCGTCTCGAATCCACCTTCAGAGAGAAGAGGATTGTCAACCGTGTGTCCTACATTATCCCTTTAGAAAATGGTCACTCAAAACAAGCACCAAACGGTATTTTAGGACCTACCGTTAGGGAGATATCACAAAGGAGATATAAAATATGAGCATAGTATTAGATAATGCTAAAACACACTTTAAAGGCAAACTATCAGGAGAACTTAAAAAACTACCTGTCCCAGAATGGAAGACAGATGTTTTTTACAAAGAGGCACATCCTTTTGCTGTAGAATCAAAAATTATTGAACTACAACAAGCGGGTAAAACGGTTGAAGCACTAGTAGAGTCAATTATTGCTAAAGCATTGGATCCAGAAGGTAAACCATTGTTTAACAAGTTTGACAAGAACACGCTGATGCACGAAGTAGATCCTCAAGTTTTAATGAGAATAGCCACGGTGTTGAATAGCACTACAACCGAATACGAGGCTGTCGAAAAAAACTAAAAGAGGACACTGAACTCCAACTAATTGTGCGTATTGCCAAAGAGTTGGGGAAAAGTATAGCAGAAGTAATGCAGTTTAGTGTCCTAGAAATAAACATTTGGGCCGCTTGGTTCAAAATGGAACAGGAGACAATGAAACGTGCCGGCAACGCAAATAGTAGAAATAAGGGCCGTAGATAAAGTTAGTGCCAAACTTGGCATTATCAATAAAAATCTCGGTCGTATAAACAAAAGTGTCCAAGGCTTGAATACAGGCTTTGGAGGACTCACGGGTAAAATTGCCGCAGTGGGTAGTGCTATAGGTGCCGCTTTTGGAGTTAAGAAAATACTTCAAACAGCCAGCCAAGTAGAACAACTGGGTGTGCGTTTTCAATTCTTATTTGGTAGCGTAGAAGAGGGTAACAAAGCATTCCAAGAAATGCTAGACTATGCTGGTAAAGTTCCATTCACTCTAGAACAAATCCAACAGGGTGCGGGAAGTTTAGCAGTTATATCAGACAATGCTGAAGAACTTGCTAAAAATATGCAGATTGTGGGTAATGTTGCCGCAGTATCAGGTTTAGATTTTAGAACAGCATCTGAACAGATTCAAAGAGCATTTAGTGGTGGTGCCGCGGCGGCTGAAATATTTAGAGAGCGAGGTATTTTAGCATTATTAGGGTTCCAAGCAGGAGCCAAAGTCACAGCGGATGAAACAGCAAAACGTTTTGAAGAAGTGTTTGGACCAGGTGGTAGATTTGAAAATGCTACACTGGCATTGGCAAATACCTATGAAGGTGTCTTGTCAATGGTTCAAGATAAAATCTTTAAATTTACACTAGCACTTGGCAATCAAGGTGGATTATTAGACTTTGCTAAAGGTATACTTGGCACACTTGATGAAATACTAACAGAACAATTTGGTAGTATTGAAAAGTTTGCTGAAATGGCTGGACAAAAAATTATTGAAGTGGTTCAAGGATTTGCCCTTGGATTGGCAAGAATGGGAGATTTGTTAACACCAGTATTCAATCTTGTAGCAACAGGTATCAACAATCTACTTAATTTTGTTATGGCATTACCACCTATGATTAGAGACTTTGGTGTTATTGGTTTCTTCTTGTTAGGTTTCAAATGGAAAATAATAACGGTTTTATTTGCCGCACTATTTGATGAAATACTTTGGGGAATAGGATGGCTTGCTGGTAAAGTTCAGGATCTTGGTAACACACTTGTTAGTTGGTGGAGCGGTATTAAGGAATTCTTTGGTGGGGATCCTGTTGATTTCAAATTTACATTCGCAGGTGAAAGTCCAGAAAAATTTAGTGAAGGTGTTAAATCAAAATTCAATGAAATAACAGGAAGCATTGAAGGTTCAGGCAATGAAATGGGCCGCCTAGAAATGCTAACAACACAATTCTTTGAAAAGGTTGGTTTGACAATTGAACAACAGAAAAAATTAAGAAAAGAAATTGAAGACACGGTTGCGGCATCTAATGTTCAATTGACAGATGCTCAAAAATTAGATAATGCTATGGGCGATGTTGTTAAGAAAATACAACAACAAAAAGATAGTATTATTGGATTAACAACCGATCAAAAAGTAGCATTAGAATTAGAAAAATTAAAAGTAGATGAATTACTTGCTGGTGTTAAGGTAAGCGAAGAAGCAAGAGCACTGAAAAAACAAGAAATTGCTGACCTAGTTCGTGCTAATATCTTGTTAAAAGAAAGAGAACAAATTGAACAAGCATTAGGTGGCATAGCAGGCAAAACTGGTGGCATCCTAAAAGATTTCGACCCAGGCAAAACTGCCCTTGACAAAGAATTAGAAGTTCTTGAAGATGCTAGAAGACGTGGTATCATAATTGATGAACAATACTACAAAGCAAGAGCAAAATTACAAGCAGACTATGATAGAGCAACTGCTGACAAACGCAAACGTGAAGTTAGTGATACACTTGATTTAATTAAATCAGGAACAGCAAAAGTAGAAGATATTGAAGCATTAAGTGGTAAACAGCGTGTTCAATTGTTAGGATCTATTGGTAAAGAACTACTAGGAACACTTGGACAAACAAACGAAAAAGCATTTAAACTTGCCAAAGCGGTTGCTATTGCTGAAGCCATTGTAAACGTAGCACGTGGTATTTCGGCGGCATTGGCATTACCGTTTCCGTTTAACATTGGAGCGGCGGCTTTGGTTGCGGCACAAGGTGCTGTTCAAATTAGTGCTATCAAAAATCAACAATACACAGGACCAAGAGAAAAAGGTGGTCCGGTGGGTCCAAACCAAACATACCTTGTTGGAGAACGCGGTCCAGAATACCTCACAATGGGAGCCAATGCTGGTATGATTACACCTATGGGTGGTGAAAGAGATGTGAATGTGACATTTAACATTCAAGCAAATGACACAAGAGGTTTTGATGATCTCATTACATCAAGACGTGGCTTAATAGTAAACTTAATCAATACTGCTATGAATGAGAGAGGCAGAGCAGGAGTGACAACATAATGGCTTATATTGGCAATTTTCCTTCATCTCCAGGATTTCAAAATGTGAGATTGGATATTAACACTACAACAACAGGCACAACAAGTTTAAGTGGTAGACGTATTAGAAGTGCTACAGGCACAACCGTTTGGGGAGCAACAGCAACATTTCCTCCAATGACAACAACAGAATTTAGACCTATCTTTGCTTTTATTACACAAGCAAGAGGTAGCCTTAATAGTTTTGATGTAGTATTTCCTGAAGTATCATATTCAAGCATGGAGAGCAAAACACACACAATAACCGTTGCTAGTGATACCGTAGGTGGTAGCACAGAAGTTCCTGTTACAGCAACAACCAGTGACGGTGATGAAATTGTTAAGGTAGGTGATATGATACGTTTTTCAAATCACTCAAAAGTTTATATGGTGCAAGAAACACTAACAGAAGATAGTGCTGGTTCACAATATATGAAAATTACGCCAGGATTGGTTCAAGGTATCAGTTCAGGTAATACAATAACCTATGACGCTGTTCCTTTTAGAATGACTCTTGCTAGAGACGTTCAAGAGATTACCGTAGGCACAGAACAATATTATAGATATGAAATAGACTTTCTAGAGGAGATATAATGGCAAGAATTAGCACTCCTCTATCAGTAGCATTTGCCGGAAGGGCAATAGTAAGTGCTCATTTGATTGAGGTCGGATTACCATCAACTTATCTAGGTAAGAATGCACTATATCTTACCGAATCACCGTTTTCAATAAGTTATGACACAGACACAGCACCAGATACAGGTGCTAATACATATACCAGTGATGGTGTATTGTTAGGTGTTGGCGAAAGCAAAGAATCGGGCACACTTGCTATTACAGGATGTAATATTACATTAAGTGGACTAGAACCAAACATAAGAAATGCTGTAATGAAGCCAGGTATTGTTAATCAAAGCGTAAGTTTCTACAGGGTATTTTTAGATGAAGATACTTACGGATTGGTTGATGTTCCATTGCTACTATTCAAAGGCAAAGTAAGCAGTTATCAACATAGAGATGGTGAGGGTGAAAGCATTATAACATTGGCTGTCAAAAGTAATTTTGCTGACTTTGAAAAAACAAAAGGTATTAGAACCAACCAAGGCAGTCTTAAAAAGATTGATCCTAATGAATATGGTTTTGAATTCAGTCACGAAAGCGTAAGTGATATCAAATGGGGTAAAGCATAATGGGTTGGTTTAGTGATGCATGGGACGCAATTAAAGACGTTGGTAAAAGCGTTGTCAAAACGGTTAAAAATGTTGTAGAAGGCATTATTGACTTTGTTGGTGATGTAATTGATTTTGTTGTATCTCCATTTACAGCATTATTTGATATTCCGGATCCAAACATTGGAGAGCAAAGTGCTCAATATGCCCAAGGTGTTACAATTACAAAATCAGGCACAACAAATCCATTACCTGTGGTTTATGGTTATAGACGTTTGGGCGGCAATATTGTTTTTGTTGATACACAGGGCGATTCAAACAAATACCTATATGTGTGTTACGCACTATCGCATGGAGAAGTTACTGGATTAAAAAGATTATTCATTGATGACAATGAATTACCTAGAAGTTTGTTTACCAATAGCGATAAGTTTCCAAATGAAACCGTTGTTACCGTAAACGCAGGTAGATATTCAGGCAGAGCAAAGTTTCAATTTTTTAGAGGAACTGAAACACAAGCACAAAGTAATTTGTTGAATGAATCTAACGAATGGAGCAAAAAACGCAGACGTTTGAAAGGCATTTGTTATCTTGCCGCACGTTATGAATGGAAAAAAATTGAAACACAAGAAGATCAAGACAACAATCCATTTAGTGGAGGTATTCCTAGAATACAATGTGATATACTAGGACAAAAAGTTTATGACATTGGTGCTAATCACAACGGTTCAACAGATATTACAAATTTTTCAAGTGCTACTAAAACTTTAAGTTATAATCCAGCAGATTGTTTGTTAGATTATCTTACAAACGAAAGGTATGGTGCTGGATTACCTATTTCAGAAATAGACGGCGAAAGTTTTTATATAGCACATAACAAATTAGATCAACAGGTTACATACTATACTGGTGCAAAAGGCAAAGTTATGACTACTAATGCTGTTATTGCCACTGGCAACAAATTATTAGATAATACCAAACAACTGCTATCAGGATGTAGAGGTATTATGCCTTACATACAGGGTAGATATAAACTTAAGATTGAAGATGCTGGTAATGATTATGATATTATTAGTAGTGTAACAAATGTTAAATTTGATGTTGACGAGAACTTTATTGTAGGTGATATAGCACTTGTTGGCGAAAGAAAAAATAGTTATTACAACCAAGTTACGGTTAATTATGTAGATCCTGATTTACAATTTACAAATCAGCAAATTGTTTATCCTGAAAAAGACAGCACACTTGAATCAACATATCTTGCTGAAGATAATGACGAAGTATTATCAGGAGAATTTGGTTTTCCTACAATCACAAACAAGTATGTAGCAAGACACATTGCCAAAATGATTTTAGAAAAATCAAGAAGTCAAAGATTATTAAACTTTACAGGAACACCCGATCTACTTGCTATAGAACCAGGCGATGTTATTCGTATTAATCATACACGTTTAGGATTAACCAATGTGTTATTTAGAGTAGTAGGTATGCAGATTACACAAACAAGTAATGTGCTTATGGAGTGTGTTGAAGTTATTGCTACAACATATCCATTTATTACAACTGATGAAGAAGACATACCAATTCCGCCTAAAAGACCGGATCCTATTCTTCCTAATCCTATTTCACCACAACCAGTGGTTCCACCTATTGGTATTGTGCCACCTGAAGATCCTACACCACCTAGTATTGGTTTTGATAGTGCAAATGATCCAATTGATGATCCAGAGCCACAACCAGAACCTATTATTCCGGATCCACCGGATGAGCCGGAGTTTCCACCAGTTATTCCGCCAGAAGAGCCAGAGGTGCCACCAGAATTACCAGAAGATCCAGAAGATCCTCAACAGCCACCTATTGAGCCACCACCTCCACCGCCACCACCATTACCACCGGGCGTGAGAGAATTTAAAGGTTTGGGTTTATCAGATTTAGGATTTCCAGGACAATGCCATAAGACAAGTGTAGGCACAAGTTTTGCGGCATTTGGCACGGGCGATGCTAATGGTATAAACGGTGTTAGACTTACAAAATATCCTTACAGCGTATTTCACAATGGATCAAGAAAATATGGATATAAAATTAGTGGTTTGTATTTGAATGTTCCTGCGGATTCAACCGTTGACACAATGCGTATTTGGAGAGGCAAAAGAGGTGATCCAAAAAGTCTTGAATATCTAGAAGGAATAAAAGTATATCCTAATAGATTTTCAGCACAATTATTTGATTTAGAAAGCACAGGCTATTGGTCAATTGATTGGAGCAATAGTTCAAGATTAATTTTTAGTGCTGATGAATATTGGCGTTTTGATTTTGTAAGAAACCTAAATGGTAGTTCAACGGTGCTACCTGACAAGTCACCTGATGGTGCTAGTTTTGCCGAAGTAGCAGAAGTTGAATATCAAAGAAGTGCTAGTAATACAAGCAGAGAATTTATAAACACAAACGGTAAACAGGTAGTAAGATACTTGGATATCAACAACAACGTAAGATACGGAACAAGTTTTGAAGCGTTTTGGAATCACGTTATACAAACACAATTTCCAGGATCAACAGGATTTGCTGGGTTTAGTGCTAGTGTGGATTTAGGAGGTTAATATGGCAGGTAATGGATATTACGATAGAGAACGTGCTGTATACCTACCTCGTAGCACGACAACATGGGCGGATCTAACAGGCAATTGGAGCAGTTATACCAGTTGGCGTTACACACCTAGTCTACCTTTAGAGTTTACCAGCAATGTGTATGACGCAAGTGAAAAGAATTATTTTAATGTAACAACCAACGTTGAATATCAACCACTAGGAAACATTACTATGACGCTGTTCTATGGAGATACCGTAGATAGTGCGGGTGGTAGCATAGATTCACCTAGCAGTATCAGTTGGACACCAGGAGACACGGTGCCTGCTGTATATGCCCGTTATTTTCAATTAAAAGTATCAATTACTGAAGATAGTGCGGGCACAGGACTAGCACAACTAACAAGAATGAGTTTTAACGCACTACAAGAATACGCTGTGGAAACACTTACAGATATAAACACAGCAACATTAAGTGGTAGCGTTGGAGCAAGAACACTGGACATCGCAACAGGCTTTAGTCAAATAACCAGCCTTATTTGTCAACCAAGAAGTTCAAGTTCAACTTATGTTGTTTCTAACTATGTGTCAAGTGATGATAGTGCGGGTGAAGTTTATGTAGAACAGGGAATTACACCAATACCACACGTTACCGTGGTAAGTAAGGGTGCGGCTCCAGAATTAAAAATTGTAGATTTAACAACCTACGGACAAACAAATGTCGATGCTACGTTAGATATCCGCATTGAAGGATTAAGAGCACTAACGGCTGATGCTACAGACGGAAATGTGAGGACATCATAATGCCAAGTATTAGTTTACCAGATGCTACAAAATTTGATAGCGATTCAGATACTATCAAAGAATCAAGACCAGAATTAAAAACAATGGCAGATGCCATTAACACAATTGGTGCTGAATACAACGCAGGCACACTTGGCGGCAGTGGCGGATTTAGTGCTGTTCAAGTGCAATTAACCAACGGTGGCAGTTATACACTAGAAGGCGGTAATAAACATTATTTTATAGAAGTAGGCTGGGATGACAATGATAGTTCAGGCACATTAGATATTGATTTGAATGTTGATAATCTAGTAGGCAGTGAAGTGTTTTTTATAACTTTTTTTAGTGCTACAGAAGACGGAACAGGCAGTGGTGCTGTAAGTGTTAATGTTAATTGGAAATACGGCGGCAGTTTATTGAATACTGACTTAAGAACAGCAAATGCTTCACAACAAGTGATGTATAGTGTTATGACGTTCCCAGCACAAACACAATATGGGGACAATTATAACGCAGATTTGAGGATACACTACACTACACTTGGAGGCAATCAGATTAACTGGACCTTATAATGGTGTCTAAAACGCAAAATAAGCGTCATACAAGCGTTTTTATAGGTAATACGATGTATGACATTAAATATAACATAAGAGAGGAAATAATATGACTTGGGGAACGGTAGGAAACATAGTCACTACAAATTTAGATGACTCAACGGATTCACCAGCGGCGGCTAGACCCGATTTAAAAGCCGCATTGGATGAACTAAAAAATGTAATTAACGGACGCAATACTGCGAATGGTGTTGCTGGCTTGAATAGTTCAAGCAAGATTGTGGCAACCTATCTTCCAGACGAATTCAACTCAAGTTCAAGCAATCCTCTCACGCTTGATCCTGACACAGGCAAAGTAAAACTAGAAGAAATTCTCAATCTTAAACCACAAACAGCGGCACAACTAAACTCTAGAACGGACCAAGCAACAGGTGATGTTGCTTACTGTTCAGATGGAGGCGATGACAGTGCAGGTGTTGGCTGTATTGCTGTGTATGACGGCAATGATTGGCGTGCTGTGCAACTTGGAGAAGTTCTATAATGAGCGACATGGCAGAACTAGACAAAAGATTAGCATTGGTTGAACAGAAACTGGAAATCATAGTTAGTAACCACCTAACACACATGGAAGCAGATGTAAATGAAATCAAACGTATGTTCAAGTGGGGTGTTGGTGTTGTGTTTGTGCAACTGATTGGAGTTATTGTAGCATTGGCATTGATGTTGTAATGGAAGCACGGTATCTAATGCTAGATCCACGCACCTATAAATTGGAGCATGGACAACTTTTCAAAATACAAACCTGTCAGTTCTGTGGACACCACGAATTCAACTATCAACGCTATAAAAACACACCATACAACAACAACAATTCAGTGGCTTGGGTGCAACGCTGTAAAGGTTGTAAAAAAACCGTTTCTACGGTGAAAAAACACGCCGCATAGTAAATATTAGTGAACAAAGATTATTCTTACTGACATTGGTTTGATCGTTGTTTAATTCCCGGGGATTATACCAAAAGTTCTACCTTGCAAGGCTGAACTCCATAATTAAAATTAACTCCTTTAATTGGTATAATCCCCACTTTTTATCTCTTGACTTTTGCCAGTTTTAAGCCTATAATTACAATATAGACTAAATAAGAGTATGGCACATATGAAAAGAGATCCTATAAATGATTGGAGCAAAACGATTAGCACAACTATTCGTATGAGCAAACAAGCACCAATCAAAAGACAAAAAGCATTCAAATATAGTGTTCACAAAGGCTTATCCGACAAGCAATTGAGAGAAAGCGTTGAACAAGAACAACTAATTGGATATTGGATACGTGATAAGGGCATGAAACACTCTGATTTTGTGGGACACCCTTATATAGATGATGTCATCATGTTAATCAACATAAGAGACTCTGTTTGGAATATGCTAAACAAATCAGAACAAGCGGTTTGGGGAGCGTATTGGAATCAAGTCTATCACAAAAGGCACAAACTCAAAAACAAGGCACTAAT